AAGATTACTCATACGTTCGTTTAAATGGGGGGGGGATTGCCCCAATGCGGGAAAGGGGGGTGAGACAAGCAATGTCCCATGCCCCCTAAAAAAATCAATTGACAATAGATGCGGGGGGAATAGATTCGCCCCTGATGAACGCATCACCTACACAAAACACCACGGGCGCGAGAGCAATCGCCGCGCATAAACCAACCCCCCTTTACTACGGGGAGACAACGGAAAAGACCCCACTGGAACGTATAGGCAATCTGGAGAGGCAGATTTTAAATGCTCGCGAAATGCTCGCGACGATTGAACGGGACGGGGGGCAATCCTCTAATCTCCATGCATTCTATAAGGGGCGGATTCAAAAGCTTGAATTGAAGCTTGAAGATATGCGGCGGGATTTTCCGCCCGTCTTTTTTGGATAGTCTCCCCCCTCTCCTAATCAAGACCCTGTCAGGCGAAAGCTTGGCGGGGTTTTCTTTTTCGGGATTTCATCACCCCCGCAATCCGATTACCTGACAAGAATGGGGCGGGATGGAACGTGAAGGAGGCCAGCAAAGGCGGGGAATATGCCATGCCATGATGAGCGGGGAATGGTCAAAGCCTCTCCCATGACCCCGTGCATAAGGTAATCAGCTATCATGCATAGGGGCGGACAGAGGGAGCGGGACGGGACAGGGGCGGGAGCGCGAGACAGGCAAGGCCAAGGCGGGGCCCAAGGCGAAGCGGGGACGGGTACAGCGGGACGCCACGGCGGGACATCACACACGGCCACCCCACCCCACGGGTCTACCCCCCACCTCTCTGCTGGGCGCGGCGGTGCGCTGGGAAAAATACCCTGTGTCGAAATTTTTCTACAAAATGTAAACGAGAGAATGCGTTATCATTCCATTACCCCGCTTTGTGTCACAAAATATAGCGAGTTTTCGCTACTCTATGATAAGCCATTATCCACCCCAAAACCCCGACTTTACATAACTACGCTTGAACTATTGTGCAAAAGCTATGCGCTGGGCCGATTATTCGGCGGAGGCTAACTTCTCAAACCCGACTACGGCGATGCCGTCTTTCTCATGGGGGGATTTGCCCTCGGGGAAGTGGAGGTCGAAGCGTCCTGTAAGGGGTTTGCCGAACCTGCGGATGGCTTGCTTGTCCTGCATGGTCCTATTGTCCCATACTCTTTCTAGCTCTGTTCCGTCAGAGAGGACTATCTTTACTTTGTCCTTGGGTTTGATTCCGGCTTCTTTGAACTGCTTTTCGATATCTGGGCTTATAGCCATACCCTCTGGGGATATCTTACCGAAGCTTCCTATCCAGTTGCGGCTATTGGTATCGGTATAGGGGTCTCCCTGCCAGTTGTAACTTGTTATCTTACCAAGAGGCTCTCTGGTTTCGGGGTTTGAGGGGACTCTGCTCTTAGAGATGGTGATGCTGGGCTCAGAAGGGGGTTGTGGGGCGGTTTCGGGGAACTGGGGTGTCGGAGGGGCTGGTTCGGCAAAAAGCCCGTCTAGGGCCTGTTTCAGCCTTTCCCCCACCCTTGCGATAATTCCTTGTTCCATAGCAGCCTTATACCATAGATATGTCTACGTTGTAAACATGTCTATGGGGATGTGTATATATTTCGGGGTTTTATCGACACGTTCCTTTACTCGTCCTGTAGGAACACGGGGGTTTGGTCTCCGACGAAGGCTCCTGCAATGTTGTAGTCGAAATATTCAATTGCCCCTTCTCTGTCCATGCCCTGACGCATTGGGTTCTTTATCGTCTTCTTGTACGAGTAAATCGCTACCGCATGGGAGAACTGTCGGCCTATTCCTAGAAATGCCGACTCTAGCCCGTCTGCCAGAAGTACTGTTTCGTCCTCTCCTAGCTGTTTGCCTATCTCTTGGTCTATTAGTTCGTTGCCTGTGGGTTTCATTCGGTTTCGGGATTTGGGGTGGGCCATTCGTCAACCGGACCCAAGATGATGGGTTGCGCGAGCATGAAGGGCCTCTGGGAGGCTTTTCTGCTGGTGGGCTTGCGTTGATACCCCACGATGCACAAGTTGCCGTCTACGGGGTTGTAGATCGGAATGAGGTGGCCCTTACTTAGCAGCTTTTGTAGTTTGGGCATATTGTTTCGGGGTTTGGGGGTGTGCTTGGCTACGTTGCGGTCTTGCTTTATTCCTATTTGTTTTGCTTTCATTTAAACTTCCAACCAAGGTTCATTGAACTGGTGCGTTTTCTGGGGTGTATCCAACTCCATAAGATTCTTCGTATTCTCGCTCTTCATCAAGTATTTTTTTAATACGGTTCTTAGACTTTTCAAGGGATTGATCATCGTATTTGAGTTTGCTTTTGATTCGGTCTTCGGTAAACCAAACCTTGCATTTGTGTTCTGGATAAGCTGAACAGCCATAATGTTCCATGTCTTCCATGGCCTTTTTAATTGCGTAATCCCAAGCCGCCTGACTGGCGTATTCGCGGTATTGATCAACCATTTCTAGATCATGGAGATCTACAAGATATTCTTTATAAAATGATCCGTTAATATTTCCGTGGACGGTTGAATATGATTTTGAACGAACGATTACTCTTCCTAGTTTCATTGTGGTTTTTTCTCCTTTGTTTCGGGCTTCTTGCCCCACTTGATGTTGTCAAAGTTGTCCCGATACTTCGGGCCATTCACTTTCCTTGGTTTGCTGCCTTTGCCGTTTGCCATTGGGGTCAGAAATTTATTAGTTGTTGCACTTTGAACAATGCTTTATCAAATCTATTGATTTAAGAAATTTTTGAGGAATAAAGTAAGCGGGGGGCCTATTAGCATAATCTTTTAACCATTGCTTCTTTTTGCCTTCATGGCCATAGCACCAACCCCTGACAACATATTTGCCGTTTTTTCCGGTTACTAAAACCCATATGGCTTCATCGTCATCATTTGGCCGAATGATTAAATCCCAGTAATGACTGCTTCTTGTTCTAACTTGTATTCCTTCAAGATCATTGGCCTTAAATGTATCAACCGTGGCATCCCAATTCATGTTTAAAGCTTTTGCAGTGGCAAGCTCTCCCATCGCACCTTCGATATTCACCCCCCATTCATCACCCTCAAAGCCGTTGGCGTTTTTAAGATTTTTTTTAATTGATGACATTTGTCTGGCGCAACCCACACTTATGGCATGTTTAATTTCTTCTTCGGTAAGATGAATGTTCATGTGGTTTTAGACACGCATTGTTTCCCAATGTTCAAACTTTATTTGAGTGAGCGATTGAACTTCCTGAAACGAAGGAAACAAAAGACAAAGGCAAAGCCAATATTCGCCGCCACTCCGTAGCTTACCAAATTGAGAAATGTTTCTACGATAGTCATTTAGGTAGCAGGTGTGTGTTGCAAGCCATCCATACCATGGCCTTGGTGTCGTTGCCGCAGTCCTTGGCCCAGAGGATGGTGTCGCTAACCACCCCCCATTCTTGGAGCAGGTTCATTACAGCGACCTCGTCTTCATGGCGGTTGGCTATCCAGTTCTCTAGCTTATTCTTCATCGTGGTCCGATCATGTCTTTAAGGAACTTCAGGCAAACTGCCAGAATGATTAGCCAGAGTATGCAGACCGTAAGATTGTCTACCACCTCTGTAGCATAACCACCATACCGATGGTGACTAATGTCCAAATGATTAACGAGAATCCGACAGCCAAAATGTAGGTGCAGAGTTTCATTGTCTTGCGATTATTAAAAATCCGATGTTGGCAAATGCATAGCCTCCAAAGGCGATAGCCATGGGGACATTCCCCTTGATTAAGAAATCAACTGAGGTTGCAATATAGCAAACCGTACAGATGGCTATGCCGATGAAGCCCAAATTAGCTTACCACTCGGGGTCTTCGTTGACCTCTTGCTTCTTGCCCTTCGGGACGTAGGGAGGCCCAAACTTCAGGCTCAGATACTTAACCCCCTTCTGGCTAGTCTGCTGCCAGATTGAGACTTCGTAGTCCTTACCCCCGATAGTGGCGGGACCGCTGTACTTCGGGGCCTTGGGGTTGTCTGATTCACGGGCAAACGCCGCTCCGCTGTTGTCTTTCTTTTCGTTCATACTGATTTATTTTTCTTTTGTTAATGAAGGCCGCTTGGTTTATTTACTTCGACCAGCCTTCTTAGCCGAAGCAAATTCTTTTAGGGGTAGCCCTACTTTTGCTGGCTTTTAGAGAGGACATCTTCGGCCATCTCTTTTAGCCCCTGAAAATTGATAAGGATGTCAACGCTCTCGTCCTTTTTGTTTTTCCCAAAGATCAAGACTAGATCTTCTTCCACCCCATTAAAAATCCCATAACCACTTCCGATGTAAGCACTGTTTACACGTTCGGTAAATTCGTCGTTAACTTTTGTTTCGTTAGGTTGCTCTTGTTCGCTCATAAAATTAGTGGGTGGACCGGAACCGCACAAAGGTTGTTCCATCGATGTAGGTAAAGTCAAGCGGCACGGGCTCCTTGTCAACCCTCCAAAGAAAGAAAGTCAAACCTTCACCCACCCGTTCTTGGGTGATGTATCCTTCTTCTCGGTTTTCAAAGCGGGAATATTCCGTCCAATTTGAGACGCCCTCAAGAACTTTATTAAAGTTATTGCTCATGGTTAATATAGACAAGTAACCCGCCGATTCGTTCAATGTCAAGAGTAAATAACTCTAACTTCCGCCTCATCAAGCATTTGCAACGCAGACTTAAACGACTCGCTCCAGCGATCATTGGACGAATGGTCGGTGAAGGGACAGTACACATCCTTGATCCCGCTCTGGATAATAGCCGCCGCACACTGGCTACAAGGTTGGAAGGGCCAGACAAAGATCGAATATCCATTGAGTGGTTCCTTGGCCGAGAGGATTGCGTTGAGTTCGGCGTGGATGGTGCGAAGCAGTTTGGCATCGCGATTTGCGATAGCATAGGGATTGTCCTCTATCCCACGAGGGAACCCATTGAATCCTACGGAACAGATGGTGCGGTCTGGTCGGACAATAACCGAACCAACCTTAGTCCCGCTGTCCTTGCTCCAGCTTGCAATTTCTTTAGTTAAGGCCAAAAATCTGGCCTGCCACTTCATTTCCATCGTCTTCATCGTCTCCGTTTATTTGTTTAAGAATAGCGTTACCCATAACAACCTTCAACTTCTTATCGTACTCGTCCTTCGCCCTCCACATCTTCACTTCGGACAAGAGCATCGACAGGGCCAAGAGCGGGGGCTCCCCATCATAAATGGCGTAATCTTTAAGGGATTCGTGGATGGCGGCAAGTTCCATGCATGAAGGACAGGTGGTATTACTCATAGAATAGCTTGATAAGTTTTTCTGGGGGGAACAATGCTGTTTTAAGGGGGATGACTTTTTCGGGCATCCTTGTCCAGATGTAGGTTGTTTCATAGGTCTTCTTGCACCACTTGCGATTCTTTAGGGTCCAGTGGTATCCTAGTATATAGGCATTGGCCATTTGGGCGTAGGTCTTCAGGTTTACTGGCAACTTGTTGCGAGCAATCTTCCTCACGCTCCTTCGCTCACAATCCCACTCCAGTTCAATGACGCTGCGGATGTGGGTTTCAATGCGGTCTACCCGCTTGCCCTCTAGCCAATGGTCGAGCTTTCTAAGGGCCTCCTCCTTGTGATCGTGCCAACTGGGTCTCTGTAATTGCTGGTCGAGGTGGCATGTCTCATGGACAAACACATCCACCCAAGTGGAGGGAGGGCGTTTGGTTGCAATCCGTAGCTCGCAATCATTGGCCCACCCCACAGATGTGGCCTTGCCCGTAATCAAATACTTCTGCGGAACAAAGGTCAGCTTAAACTGACGGTAGCGCAGAATGGCTCTCCCGAGAAAATTGATGGTGGCTTGATCCATTATTCTTCATCTTCGACATCAACTTCTTTAATCTGTTCAAACAATCTGCGGATGGGGTTGTCTTGATAGCCAGCGGTATCTTCGGGGAAACTCATCAAGAATCCCGTATCATCGTATCTTACTTTAAGATCAGCATCGAAGTCCCACTGGTTCATGGCGGAACAACTCTATCAGCGTCTCCTCTTCCCCGCGAGTTTTTTCTTGGTGAGTTTCGATTGTGACATCGCCTTCACGGTCATCTGGAATTGCTCCAGCATAGCGGAGGCAGTCAATGTGGTATTTGAAAATGAGATTGTCGGGGTCAATAAGTCGTTTTCTTCTTGCCGTAAGGCGGATATGAATGCGGCCTGTATCTTCTTTTTTGCCGTTGCCCTTTGCCAGTGGTTCATTGAGAACAGGGCGTTTAGGCTTGGGGTTACGGACGGGACTCTTACGATCAAGAAAGGCTCTTTGGATAACGTCAATTCTTTCATAGACTCCTTTTCTTACCTCCACATATCCTGCCGGAATAGCTGTTCCCATTGGCTATCCATTGTTCAACTTCTTATCCGCCCAAGCTTTGATGGCGTGGATGAAGTCTAGGCTGGGCTCTTGCACAATGGAGTCCAACCAGTCTTGAATGGTGGTTGAGATCTCTTCAATTGCTTGCTTGTAGTGGTCGCGCTCGGTTATGAGTCGGGCTTCGCGCTCACCACCCTTGCCCAGCAATCGGGCTTGCTCTAGTGATTCTTGCCTTGCCTCGTCGCGCTCAATTCGGATTTTCTCCGCCTCATCAAACAATGCGTCATATCGAATAAGCTGTTTATCAAGTTCTTCATTTGCCTCGTCGCGCTCGCGTTCGGCCTTCTCCAGCAGTGCTTCATAAATCCCGCTGGTAAGTGGGGGATTTGCAGTCGTTTGTATGGAACCCACAGTCATGGCACTCACTTAATAATCCCTTCTTGACGGGCAATGGCGTCGATCTGGCTCACATACTCCCTAGTGCAATTGAATTGCTCGGCAATAACGGTGAGGTTCATTTCGGGGTTGGCCATGATGTAACCAAGAACCTTGAAGGATCTGCTCCCATTAGACAAACGCCTCTTGGTAGTTTGTTTCCGTTTGGCCCGAACCCCGCTCCTTCGCAAGGCTGCTGCCATAGCAGGATAGTTGGCGTTGTGCTTCTCGGCCAGTTCACCAATGGTGATTTCGGGGTTTTGTTGGACTTCGGCTGGTAGGATAGTTGTATCAATCATAGGGTGTATATTGACTCATAAACCTAGCTCGCGTTCAATCTTCGTCAACTCTTCTTTTGGCGCGGTCTCCTTGGGGGGCGCGTTTTCTTTTTCTGCTCCCTATGGAAAAGTTTGTGGCAGACCTTACATAGGCAGATCAGGTCATCAAGGTGGTTTAGCTCGTCCCCCTTATGCTCGTAGGTTCGGTGGTGGGCTTGGAGATCTAAGGGGCTATTGCATACCCCACACCTCCAGCCGTAGCGTTTCTTGACTAGTCGGCTTACCTCCCTCCAGTAGGGGGTTTTCAGATAGGCTTTGTAAGATTCTTTATCCACTAAACAATTTTACTCTCTTGTTGACACTCTGCAACACTAGCGTTACTCTGTGACGATCCTTGTATCTGGGTGCGGTTCCAATTTCTTGCGATATCTTTCTGGATATTGTTATTCGGAGCCGCACCCTTTTTCTTTTTTATTGACTATTGTTTGAACGTTTCGTAGGGTCGCGATGTCCAGAAGATATCGCAGAGTGGGCGAGACATACGCCACTAGAACCTGTGACGAGGTATGCAAGGGTAAAACCGCCGCACTCACAGCCAGCCATCCGTCCCATCGCCTGAACACATTGCGGCGTGGGAATCCAGAGCAATCTGGTAAGCGCGAGGGATAATACCCTCGGAGGTTGATTGCGGTTGTTTAAAGGTCTAAGAGCGGCTTCGGAGCCTAGATCGCAGTCTGTGGAATAAAGCGGAGGACTCACCCAAGAGGAATGAGAATCCAAATTTGACTATGCCTTTGCCCCTGCGGGGGCGAGGTGTGGTCATTCGGTAGGATCTAGCCCATAGGAATTATTAATCCAATGGAGCGGCGTTTCGGGGTTCAAGCCAATAGAGCCGCTGATAACGGCGGGGCGACTGGCCCCAGCCCCGCCTAGTAACACAATCGCCATAACCCATAAAAAAACATTGAAC